GAAGACGTGCGTCGGCCACCAGATGCCGAGGATGGCGCCCAGCACGCACAGCAGAATCACGCCGTAGATCACGTACAGAAAGGTCGGTCTCGCGCGGCTGGTCCAGGGATCGGCCGAGTGGGCTTCGGCCAGGATCGCCGAGAGGCTGGTCTGCATCTCTTGCAAGGCCCGTTGCCCTTCCGCCTGCAGCAAAGCGAGCTTGGCCTTTTCGCGTTCGGCCGGGTCGGGCACCAGGCGGTCGATCAGACGACTCGCCGCTTCCAGCAGGCCAGGGGCCATGGTGGTGAGAATCGGCGTCATCCCGCACCCTCCACAAATTCCGCCATCCGGTTCATCCAGCCAGCAGCGAAGGCCGACTGCTTCGGGTCATTGGTGATCAGGCGCCCAAGGTGACGCAGACGCTCAGCAAGCACCTTACGGTAGAGCGCACGCGGATCGGCGGTAGCGAGTGCGGCGCGCGTTCTCGGCCCGATGATGCCGTCTGCAGTAACGCCTAGAGCTTCCTGCAACCACTGCACCGCCCGCTTCGGCCCAGAATGGACGGCGGCGTCAACGAGCAGGTGTAGCAGCGCCGGATCGGAGATGGCGTCGAACCCTGGAGCGGTGATGTACTGCTGGCGGTAGATCGCGCGCGCCTCTTCTTCCGTCAGCGCTTGCACTTCAGCAGCAGTGGCGGGGCGACTCAGCTGGCGCCAGTGGCCCAGTGTCTGCGCGGTGATGCCGAATTTCGTCGGCCCGCCACGGTCGACCGGGTGATTCACGTAGCCGCCTTCGCGGCGGATGATTGCGTCGAGAATGGCGTCGATCACGACAGTCACTCCTTATCTTCGCGGTTAATCGGGGCGGCAAAGCGCGACTGCGCCCAGCGTTCGAATTGCTGGATCGCCTGCCCTGCCATGTGACCGGAGATGCCGACGAGGGCCGCGGTCAGCAGCCGGTTGATCTCGGAGGCCTCGCACAACCAGAAGGTGATGAGGCCAGCGAAGGCCGAGGTGGCAATCTCGCCGATGAGCTCCACCACGTTGAAGGCCCGGGTCTCGCCGGATTTGACCTTTCGGTAAAAATTGACCAGGCCGCCCCAGGCGGCCAGCCCCGTCACCCAAAGATAGGTGATGAGGCCATAGGTCGAAGGATCTTTATCAGGCACGCTGACCTCCTCATGGGTTGGGTTCAGTGGGGGAGTCGGTCACAGGCACGGGCGACGCGGTGAAGCGCTCGCACTCGACCTGCGTCGTGTAGCCCTGGGTGCCCAGGCGGTGCTCCACACGCTTGATGCGCCAGTCAGTGGGGATGCCCGGGCGCAGCTGGATGGACAGCCGGCCTTCGGCGGCCAGGCGTGGATCGCCGGGTAAGCTGAAACTGAGCTCCCCCTGGCCGCGTTGGCCGGTATTCTTGCGCGTGGCCGCTGCTGCCTTGGCTTGCGCTTCGGTGGCATGGACGTAGCGGATTTCCTCGAAAGGTGGTGACCCAATGGTCACTTCACGGCGTTCGCCTTTCTCGAAATCCCACCAGTACGCCCGTGCGCCGCCAGCGCTGACTTGCGGCGGGGACTGGCTGTTCTCGCCTTGGGCGCTGCCCGTACCCGCGGGCTTGCGCGCACAGTGCTGGTAGCGCCACTGGGCGAGCTGCTCGGGGTCCAGCCGCAGCGCTGGCAGCACCTGCCCCGTGATGGTCTTGGCTGCACCCTGGCGGGCGAGAACCAGAAATCCCGCCACAGGCTTGGCCACGGCATCGTGCTTGGCCGCAAGGCGTGTCAAGAGCGCCATGTCCGACTCGGCGGTCTGATCCAGATGGGGGATCGAAATTGCGCCCAGTTCCGGATCGATCTTGGCCTGGTAGCGGTGTTCAGCTGCGATGGCACTGACCAGGGCACCGAGCGTTGTCTCATCCCAGGAACGTGTCTTCGGGCTGCGAAACGGCCCGACCATGTCGGCCGCCTTGGCCGAGACGGACAGCGTCGCTGGGGGCGAGCGGATCTCGATTTCATCGACGATAAACTTGCCCATCGCCACCCAAGCGCGGCCGGCGTAGGAGAGTGAAACTTCGAGCACCGTGCCGATCTTGGGCAGTTGCGCGATGGCGCCATCGGCGCGCCGTCGATCATCCAGCGTCAGGCGCAAGGTGTCGGACGACAGACCGGCTTCGTCGGTGACGACGAGTTCGAGCAGCCGGTCGGCCACGGCTCGGGTGATGTCGGCGCGGTCCGCGAGGATCCGGAAGGTGGGTTGCATCGTGCGCTCTCCTCTACGACCAGATGCGCACCAGCGGCAGCACCGGCTGGTCCCTGAGCGCCGGCAAAAAAACGGGGGTGCCCACTGGTAAACGCAGCATCTGCGCGACTGGCAGGCGCGCCAACTGGCGGTTGGCGTCCAGCACCCGCGGCAGTACGTCGAGGCGGCCGTAGTGCCGCCACACGAGTGCATCGAGCATCTCGCCCTCGCGAGCTGTCAGCAGCTGACCCTGAACCATTTGGATGGGTCGCGTCCAAGGTGTGCTCATGCAAACTTCTCCTGCAGAGCCCGGGCGGCTCTCTGCGCTGCATCGAGCACGGGCACCGTGCGTTGGGCCAGGTCATACACCGCCGCCGAAGTGGCTGCACTGCCGTTGGCGAGCGGCAGCAGCACGGATCGCAATGTTTCCAGGGCAGTCAGCACATTCGCCACCTGGGTGTCCGGACCGGTGCCGCCATTCAACGCCGCTTCCGATTCGGCCATCGCCGTCAACCACGCGTCCAGCGCCTGACGCACAGGGTGATCGACACTGGGCAACACCTGCAGCCATTTGCTGTGCAAGCCACGTACCGCCGAGCCTACCGCGTCGAGGAGTAACCCCAGCGCGTTTTGGATCGCGATCAGATTGGCCAGAGCGGCGAAGCCACCCGCACCCGACAAGGGCGTGAGCTGGGCGATGTCATCGAGCAAGCCGGTGATCGTGCCGACCGGGTCGTTCTCCAAGTCATCGATGGACACGTTGAAGTTCGGCATCAACACCGCGAACGGACTCCAGCCGCCGGAGTAGTCGGTGACGGTCTCATCCTCGCCGTAGGCCTTGAGCTTCATCTCAAACGCCACGCGGCGCGGCTGGCCGTCGTCCATCAGCACACTGCGGGTGTCGGCCACTTCGACGATCACCCACGCGCCCCACACCCGGCCCAAGCCATCGACCAGTTGTAAGGGCTTGCCCAGATCGGCGAGCGCGCGCATCTCCTCCACCTGCGCAAGACCGGCGTCGAATCCTGGAAAGAGCACGCCCTGCAACCGGAGCTCGACCGGATCGCGGCCCGTGAATTGCAGCGCAGGTTCGCGGCCAATGCGCGCCTGCTCGGGCCAGCGCCAGGACTGGCTCATGGCCAGGCTCTGGTAAGTGGCGTGCCCCATCTCGAAACGAAACGGCCCCAAGGCCAACATCACGCGTTCGGCCATGACGAACCTCCGAAACGGAAAGTGAAACGCAGGAAAGACGATCAGTCGTGCAGTGCCGCACTGGAGCCGCGCAAGGCCTCGCGGATCAGGCGGCGCAGCCGGTCTTCGAGCAGATCGACCAGCGCCTGCGGATCACTGTCCGGGGCAGCGTGAATGGTGATCTGCGGCGCGAAGTGGATCGATGGCGCGCCTGGCGTTTGCGGTGCCATGGACGAAGGCGGTGCAGCCAGTGATGTGCTCCCTGGCGTGGATATCTGGCCAGACGGCACCGCACGCGCTGAACGAGGGAGAACATGCTCGTCACCCTCAGTGGCCGCATCACGCCGAATCGGCACGCCCCGGTCCAACGGCACCGCCAAGCCCAACGAAGGCCGATCAGCTGATGGCAGCCGTAGTCCTGGTGACGAAACCTCGGGCGCCCCCAGTGCAAATGGCACTGCCTGGAGCGATTGCGCCAGTTGCCCGACTTCACTTACCACCGCCGCTCCAGCAGCCGCCACCCCTTGCGCCAAGCCGAGTGACAGCGCACTGCCCAGCGTGGCAAACACTCGCGACGGACTGTGGATGCCCAGCATCGCCTTGAAGCGGTCACGCACCCCTGCGGCCACTTCCCCCACGGCGGCCACCGCCTGCTCGGCCGCATTGCGCACGCCTTGGGCCAGGCCTTGCAGCATCGCACTGCCCAGGCTCATGAACTGGCCGGGTAGGCTGCCGAGCGCACTCAGCGTTGACCCCACCACCGACTGCAGTGCAAGCAGCGGATTGGGTGAGGCCAGCGCAGCAGCGAGTTGCTGCCAGGCCGATTGTGCACCGCTGACCACGCCGGCCCACAGGCCTGCGAAGAACCCCGCGAGCGGTTGCCACGCAGCGTGCAGCGCAGCCAAGGGTGAGAACGACACCAGCCACCGAAAGCCCTCCATCACCCAACCCACCAGGGTGCCCACGGCGCGGATCGGGAAGGTCAGCGCTGTAAAAGCTGCGCTCAACACGCTGCCAATCACCGTTCCCAGTGACCGCCCCGACGTGGACAAGGCGTCAAACTCCCCTTGCGTCAGCGTCATTGGCGCAAGCAACTGCCCGATCCAGCCAAAGAGACCGCGCACAGCGTCGGCGACAACGCCGAAGACCGAGGCAAGCGCGCGCCCGACCGGGGCCAAGGGCGCCAGCGCTGTCGAGAGGCTATCGATCGCCGGCTGCACCGCGTCGCGGATGCCTTGGAACACGCCGCCGACGTAGGCAGCCAGCGGATCCCAGTATTTGCGGATCACCAGGGCAAGGCCGGCGACCGCCGCACCGATGCCCGCGACAACCCAGGTGATCGGGTTGGCCAAAAGCGCTGCGGTGGTGGCGCCGATCGCGGGCAGCATCGACCAAAAGGCCAGTGCCGCTCCCTTGATCGGAGCGATCAGACCCAGCGCGCTGCTCTGGATGCGGCTCCAGGCAAGCGACAGAAGACCGGCGCTTGCCCCGGTGGTGGTCGCCTGCAGCTGCAACAGCGCCAATCCCGCACGGGCTGATTGGAATGCGGTGTTGGCGGCCAGGATCGGCCCCTTCACAAAGGTCCAGGCGTAGCCAAGCGCGATCGTCGCGACCTTCAAGGCCAGCACGGCACCGACCGTGCCCACCACCACCTGCGTGACGATCGGAAAACGCTCGGCCAGATTGGCCAGGCTGTCGATGGGGGCCATCAGCGTGCCCACCAGGCTATTCAAAGCCGGCAGCAGCGCATTGCCCACCGTGATGCCCAGCCGACTCATCTGGTTGCTGAGCAGCTGCAGGTTGTTGGCGGTCGTCGCTGAGCGCGCTTCGTACTCTTTCTGCATCGAGCCCGCGTAGGCGGTTTGATCCGCGACCAGGCCCACTGCCTTCTCGTAGGTCTGCATCGAGCCCACCAGCTTGGCGATGTCATCGGCGTACTCCATGCCAAAGAGGTCCGACAGGGTGCCCATCAGGTCCGGGGCCTTCTTCACCTGCCGCAGGAAGGTGGTGAGCGCGCCCTGGGCATCGCGCTGAATCATTTTCTTCATGACCTCGGCCGACAGCCCGATGTCCTGCAGGCCCTGCTGAAACTTCTCGTTCTGCTTGTCGGCGGTCGCCAGTTTCATCAACAGCGCATTGATGCCGGTGGCGGCGACTTCGGGTGGCGTCTTGAGCGCGAGGAAGGTCGCGCCCAGGGCATTGAGCTGTGCCCCTGACAGACCAAACAGCTTCGCCGTCGAGCCCGCCCGGTTGGCGATGTTCAAGAGGTCGGATGCCTTGGCATCCATGTTGTTGGACAAGTGGTTGATGGCGTCCCCCAACTTCACCACTTCGTCCTGGGTCAACCCGAAGATCGAGCGCAGCCCCGTCATCGCGGCGCCCGCTTGCTCGCCCGAGAGATCAAACGCCACTCCCATCTTGGCGGCGTCCTCGGCAAAGCGCACGAGCTCCTCTTTGGCGATGCCCGCCTGACCGGCGGCCGCCACAATGGCGCCGATGCCGTTGGCGGCCATCGGGATGCGGGTCGACAGCAAGAGCACCTCTTTGCTCATCTGCCCGAACTGCTCGGGGGTGTCGAAATCGACGACCTTTCGCACATCGGCCATCACCGACTCGAACGCCACCGCCGGCCGCACCAGGCCATAGAGCGCGCTGCCCAGGGCCACCGCATCCATCATTTGCGCCCGGTAGGCACTGCGGTTC